TTGCCTGGAATCTAGAAGACTATGAAAGCGAAATGTTCTGTGATGGTCGAGTGCTTAAGTTCACTTCCCACTTAGCGTCCAAAACTTCTGTAAAATTCAATAAGCTGCTACCCAAATGGATACCAGAGAAGGTCTACACTGAACCCTGTTTTGATGCAAGAATTATGAATTTGCCCAATATGACTGAAGCTGCCAATATGTTCTTGTGGAGAGAATTGGACGCAACTCGCAATAGTGTTCAAATGGTGGGGCAGGCTCATTTCTCGCACAAGCAACTACACGGCAAAAAGGGTTCGGAAATTCAAGAAATGTTATGGCAGGAAAAGAAAATCAACTGGAACGATTATCCTTCGTTCTTTAAGCGGGGAACGTTCATCATTCGTAAGAAGGTAATGAAACCGCCCGATTTAGAGAAAGTTCCAGAAAAACATCGAAAGGCTGTTCCGCTATGTCCTGTTGAAAGAAATGAATTCTCAAGGTATGATATGCCACCGTTCACCAAAGTAACAAACAGGGAACGCGTACTGTTTTTTGGTGAAGAACCGCTATCAGTCAGCTAAATAACATCATGGTTGATTGTTTTGTAATAGGCATGATAGCGGGATTCTTTATTGGGGTAGGTTTTTGCCTACTATTCACCAGCATCCTTGCTCATAAGATGATTAAGATTCTCAGCAACAAGAAAGAGCCTGAAGATACCTTTGATCCAAATGATCCAACAAATTATTGGAAACCTAAAGGCTGGAAGCCAAATGAGGAAGATTGAACTCTTAACCGTTCTTAAAGAAAAAGTCTGCGGCTGCACCAAATGTACAGATTTGGTCAATTACAGAACCCAAACCGTAATGGATTCTGGAAACCCTAACGCTAACATTCTCTTTGTCGGTGAAGCGCCAGGAGAAGATGAAGACCAACAAGGTGAAGTCTTTGTTGGTCGAGCAGGACAACTTCTTACTAATCTCCTTAAAGCCTGTGATTTAGACCGCGATCAGGTCTACATTTGCAACATTTTAAAATGTCGTCCACCCAATAATCGCGTTCCAACATCAGAAGAAGCCAAGAATTGCGAACCTTATCTAAAGATGCAAATTAAAATTGTGAATCCTAAGTTTATAGTATGTTTAGGTGCCACCGCAATGAAGTATTTGCTAAATATAGATCAACCTGTTGGTCATATGCGTGGGCGTTGGTTTGATTATAATGATGGTCATGTCAAAGCGAAAGCAATGATAACATATCATCCTTCTTATGGATTAAGAACAGGCGATAAAGGAAAAGAAGCAATTTTTGAAGACCTACAGACTTTGGTTAACGCGCTCTAAGAACCATTCTTTGAATGAATGATTGTTTCTTTCTATTGCTAGAAGATACCGTGACCATTCATCTTCAAATCTATGATGAAGTTTGTAATCCTTGACATCTTTTAGTGGCACCCATTCATATTTCGTATGCTCATGGTTTAACTTTATTTTGAATGGTTCTGGAACTTTATAAATGAACATCTTGAAATTATTACCGATTTGAAATTCGGCAATTTTGTTACCAGTAAACGTTCCAATCTCTTCTTCACTTTCTCTCTTCACCGCATCCAGCCAATCTTCGTCATCTTCGGCCTTCCCAGCAACAGGTGCCCATTTACCTGAATTTCTCACATCCTCAGACCTTTTCAGAAGTAAAATTTTTTTGCCGTCTGTGTATATGATTCCTGCGGATCGTTTCATTATGTCTTTGGTCCTCTTTTGAGCGGCACTGGCTTTAACTTTTCTACGTGTCGATCAGGCTTCCCTTTAAGATCATGCATCATATTGTAAACTTGTTTGGTAATTTCAAAGGCATTATCACCTTTACATTTTTCACTGGATTGAACACTTACGGTATTTCTATCTTTATTATAGAAACCCTTTGAAACAACAAAGCACTTATGTTGCTCATTCCAGGTTACAACCACACACCACTCTCCATCATCCCAATTCCTGCTGGAAACAAGAACTCTAATAGGCTTTTCTGTGTAAACGTGCTTAATGTGGAAGTCGTGTTGTTTTAGACCAGCAGAAACATAGCCAAGTGCGATTTTGGCGAACGCTTCCAGTACTTCTTCTGGTTTACTTCTAAAATTGACTTCTACACTGTATCGTGTTGAATCGGCGGCTTCCTCTAGAATGGAAGGTTTAACCATCAGAAGGAAGCTTCCTGGGTTTAGTTCATCCACATAACCTTTGAAATTTAGCATATCTCAGATATATATAACAGTATGAAGACATTTCAGCAATGGTTAGAAGCTAGAATTAAGTTAGAAACTCAACAAGATTTTAACCAGCAAGTATATGATGCGGCAAATGCGCCAGCCACTCCAATAGCAGGAATGCAAAACCCTGGAGTTACCGATGTTGCTAAAAAAATATTGAGCAATCCGTATGGTAAAAACATTGCGCTTGCTATTAGCAAAATGGCTGCTGCTGATCCGTCCTTTCAGCGTGCTTTAGCGAATACGCCACAAACACCAGTAGCGCCACCAGCACCAGTGCCTTCTGCGCCTGCTGGAATACAGCGTTAATCCATGAAAATTGATCCTTGTGGACCATCGCCCCATTTATAGATCAAGTCTTCACGCCACTTTTGCAATCCTTCTTTAGCTTCTTGTACAAGCTGTGGACCATCTAATTGTAATCCACCTTGCGGGCCTGGAATATTGGTCCACTTACCACGAATTCTACCTAGCATTTGCATTGCGTGCCAATATGCACCTTCAATCATAACGGTTGTAATTCTCTTAAAATCTGGCAATTTAGGCAGATAATGAACCATAACCGAATGGCAACGACACGGAGTTGGGTATAACTTTATGTTGCAATAGCCATCAACCCATTCCCAACCACCCAATTGTGAAGATAAACGGTTATACATCTGTTCGTATTGTTTGTACAAAACCCATTCGCCCGCTCGTCCGTAAATTGGCGTATTTGGGTCCATTAAACCACCTTGAATAGACGAATAACTGCCACCTGGATAATAATATTCAATTGGTAGAACACCGCCTAAATCTGAAGCATTGAACGTCAACAATGGTTGTTTTCTGTAATAAACTTGACGGATAAAGCCAACATCAGGCGGCATTATGTAAACACTCTTTCCTGGCTGTGTGTTAAATACGTGATAGGTAAAATATTCGCGGCCAGCGTATTCTTCGAACTCTAGTAAAGCTAGTTCTACCGCAGCATCTAGGTTTTGTTGATTTAGCTCTATTTTGATAACTGGTGCGCCTAAACGAAGTAGTACTAGGTCTTTAATCTGTTCTGAAACCTTTTCACGGCAAGGTCTTTTGCCAATTTTACCGCAACATCCAGCAGGCGGTGCGATAAGACCTAATTCGCCAGCCGCGTTTCCAGCAGCGCAATTATTTGCCATCTGTTGTGATGGACGGTTTAGAAACAGAGTGTTTTGTGTTGAGCAAGATGATCCCATGTAACTATTTATTCAGTTAAAACTTTTATTGATTGATATATATAAATTAAAAGGTAAAAAGAGATGTTGCTGAAATTTAAGAAATACTTAAATGACAATTGGGACGCGAGAGAGTTTTGCCATCTATTAGCGCTCGAAGCTAGATCAAAAATTTTGTCCGAAATGGCATTGGGACAACAAAATGTTTCCAAGATGGCGATCCTCTATGATAAAGATGACTATAGATTTCTATCTCAATTCCCGCCAGCAGTTTGGAAACAAGCATTGACTTGGAGATATAATGAAGGCATAAGAATGCTAATGAGATTGCAGAACAAGCCTGATGATCTTCCAGAAGGTTATGATTGGCTAGACTCGATTTCATTTGAGGCTCCAGGCAAAGGCAACAAACATTGGGTATTCGGAACGCCAGGCGGAAAGCCAAACATCTATATCGGACTATCAGAACTTATTCATAAGCTCTCAGACAAGCCTAAAACACGCCCAGGCGAATCGCACGCTTATTACAAGCATTGGCCTGGAGATGAAGGTCCAAGTCTTAAAGAGATTGATCCAAATCTTCATGATATTGATCCGAATCAGCTTACGAAGGATGCTGCGCATCCTAAAAATTACAGGCATGGTATTTATGACTTTGATTTAAGCGGATTGGTTGAGATTGCGCCAGAAGACATTGAATCAATGTCCGACTATGAAATATTGCCTTTACTTCCACAAAGTAAATTCGGCCACTTGGATTTGAATGATCCTAAAGTCGTGAAAAGCCCTGAAGTTCAGGCAGGCATCGCAAAAATTAAGGAAGCAATGAAGAAAGAGCCGAAGCACACATTTTCTGGCTTTTCTGTATTGCAACCAAGTGGCGCTCAAGAGAGTTTAAAGGATTGGGTCTTGGCAAATGGTATGGAAGATCGTCTTTTTGGCGAGCATCCTACGAGCCATCATGACGAGTGGGATAACAATAAGGAAAAAGCAGTTGACTACGTATCCCCACAAGAAGTTTTTCCTGACAAAAAAGTACAGTGGGATCCAGGTTTCAAAATTCCGACCGTTGATCGAAGGATTAGCTTTACAGAAATTGATGAAAAGAAAAACACGGAAGAAGCAAAGGTGGAAAATGTCCACATGCCAGTTTTAAATCCAGTTAAGACTATTCCGACATTAAGAATGTTGCCGCCTGGACTTAACTTTACCAACAAACAAAAAGCCATACTAGCATCGCGTAGCACTTATAAAGATCCAGAGACAGGGAAGAGAGTTCCTTATCACTGGAATCCAGACGAAGAAACATTCGATCAAGCCAAAAAGCGTTATCAGGGTAAAGGTAACTTCGATCTTGCCACAAAGGGTGAAGATTTGTCCAAAGTGTTAGCTAATTGGGATATTTTGTACCCTGAACAAAAAGCTTGGCTTAAAGAACACACTAGAAACGTATATCATCAGGCTCAAAGATATCATTCTCAAAAAGAATTTGGCGATCCACATGCCGATCCAAAAAACAAGAGCTTTTATACTGCTGGTTATATACCAAACTATAGCACGCCAGAGCGCTGGGCTTTAACTGTTCCGCCAGATCAAATGGTGGACTTTATCAAGACATACAAATCAGAAATGTTAAAGGAAATTCTTGGCAGTAAAAAGGGATTGCCAGGAGAAGAAAGCAAAGGCCCGTTAGATTGGTATATTCAGAGCTTGAAGAATAAAGGTGTACCACAGCAAAGCATTATTGCTTTAGAAGACAGAATGGACCAAGTAGCTGTTTACATCGCCTATATGCTTATAACATGGCTTAATAGCCCAAGACTAGGAATCAAGGATCAAAATTTCGGATTGCTTGATGACATTTCTTGGGACGACTACGACAAAGAAGGAAACCAAAGAAGGCGTATGGCCTTAGTAAGAAACTATGTTGCAAGTTTAGCACAGCAAGCTAGTGCTGGAGCATTGTCTAGAAGGCAACAAGAAAAATACGGTATCAGCCACGTTGGTAGTTTGGATGTTCCAGTTGGCGATACAGGAAAGACAATGGCTGGACAGGTTGAGAAGACAGGATTGGGAGAGGGAGCAAAGAAAATAGACACCAGTGCGGTTAGAAGATGGCTGCACAGAGGCTTGCACTCCATCATTCCTGGCGCGCACAAGACACACGAATTACTGGCTCAGTATAAACAATTTCCAGAGTTGGGAATATTCTTGTCAGCCAAGAGAAACTATGTCGCTCACGTACTAAGGGGTGGCGAAGCAATGGTCGAAAAAGACCTTGGAAATGCGGAAAAAGACATTTTGACCGCTCAAGAAGAGTCGAAGGCTCTATTCGATAAGTACAATGAAGAGTTGAAGACCAAGATTCCAGATGAAAAAGCAAGAGAAGAAGAAATCATAAAGTTAATCAAGAAGGAATTGCCGCAGCTTCTCCAGACCAAACATCCAGAAACATTTGGCAAGATGGCTGCAAAGTCACCAGGATTTGAAAATATCATGACTACAGCTATTAATAACAGTATTGCAATGTCTAAGGCACATTCCGAGAAGGGTGAAATGGCAAGTAAGACTAAGAAAGCGATGGAGACATTCTTTGATGAATTAATGACCAAAGAATCGGCCAGAAGGCCAATATTTGATCCAAGCACAGAATCATTTAAAGAAGGTCCACAATTCAGCTTGAGTGAATTTCCAACCAAGCCAGAAGAAGTTATTGACATTGTAAGAGCGTTCTTTACAAAGGAATTCGAGTTCTTAGCAAATATATGGTTAAAGAACAATGGCGCAAAACTGTACGGAAATATTCTCGCACTACACGATATGGACAAGGGTGAAGAAGAAGATGAGAAGGAATTCAACGATGCTTTGGCAAAGAAGGCAATAGAACCGACGCCAGCAGCGCCAGCAGCCCCAGCGCCACCTACACCGATGGCACAACCAGCCCCAGCGCCAGCACTTGCTGCGGCTAAACCAGTTGAAGACTTGTTAGGAAAAGCTGGCGACTTCAATAGCCCGAAGCAAGGACTTGATCTAATGAACGCTATCTTGGCTAAGAGTGATGCAATTAAAGCCGATAAGAGCTTAGCAGCCAAATTAGATAATGCCGTTAAAGTAATTGCTCAAAGATGGGGACAGCTTCAACAATTCCATAAACTAACCCAAGAAGACTGGCAGCTTTTCTCTATGGCTAAGAGAAATTTGACTAAGTTAATCGGTGAGGTAAGCTAATTTAGATCATGAACAATAGTTGGGCACAAATATTCCAGAACCCAAAGGGTTTGGCACTCAAGAAGTTCATGGCTCAGATTATCGACCGTAAAGTTCAAGATTATGACGATTTGTTAGATAGGCTTGGCGCAAGCTTAGTCACAGAAAATGATGTTAAACTCTTTGGAAATCTAATGAACGATGTAATGGCCGCAGGTTATTACAAAGCGGTAAATGATTATAAGGAAAAGAATCAAGAGAAACTTGGCTGATAATCGCTAATAGTAGCAGTAACTACATAAAAGCCATTCGTTTCTATAACAGCGCTAACTCTCCACCATCGTTTCATCTGTAGTTGCGGATAAATTACAGACTGTTCAGGAATTTTTTCCTTAGCTAGCATTTGAATGAAAAGATCCTCTACTTCAAGCAATTTGGCCTTAAAAACGAATTTTTCTCCGTATTCAGGTCTTCCATAACGACTTCCGTAAAGATTGTCAACAACTTCCCTAGAACCAGTACAAGGTAGGCACCATACGTTAATGATACTTTCATTGACGTACTTTGGTGTTTCCTCTTTTATAGAATCGACTATTTTAATCTCTTCGCTTGGTTCTTCAATTTTTTCTGGCAAATCGTTATTTTCTGGTTTAACAGCTTCTTGGACATATTTCTGGCCGAACTGATTATGAATCCTTACCTTTTCGTTCCAGAAAGTTTGATTCTCCATGACTGGCGGTGGCCCAGCGAGCTTAAAAATTGAACCATCTTTGTTTTTAATAGCCATGACTTAGATATATAGCTATATGACAATAAGGAATTGCGACGGAACGCCTTTTCAACTATCTGGATCGCTGAACGTATTTGATCCTACGAATCCAGATCAGTTTTTGCTTAACTCATTAGATTCAGAAATCATTGATATAGCAGGAATACCGATCCTATATTACGAAGTTTTTGTGCAGAAACAAACTATTGATCCGCTATATCGTGAAGATCGCGGTAAGTTGTGGTCTAATAATCCAGTGCAGCTTCAGGGACTCTATGATCCTATTCCTTCGCAGAACTTTTTGAACATGTTTGGCATAGATGCGCCAGACGAATTACAAATTCAATTCAACTATCAAGCTGTATTGAAGGCAATAGGCCATCCGCCAAAGATCGGCTCTAGATTGTTTACGGTCCACAAGGCCGAAAATTGGGTAATTGTACAGAGAAATGTTGGCGACTTCTTCCTTTGGGGAGAATATAGATTGACGTTGATTTGTCAGCGCTTTCAGGAATCGGTTACTACTGGCGAAGGTCGCGTATCTCAAAACAATGATGCCCTACAAGGCGGCACCACTGTTAATAATACTAATTTATTCCAGGCTACTAATGGAACCACCAATGGAAGATCAGGCGGTAGTTGTAACAATAATAATCAATGTAAGTAAGGTGTAATATGACAAATATGAAGGATGAGAATTTAGAAAAGTCTTTAGTTGAATGCCAAGATAAGGTTGGTACGAACCCAACAAATATTGATCCTGTGCCGAAAGAGTGTTGCGATGATGGCTTTCCTTCTCAAAAGCGCGTGCCAAAGGCGGGCGCTAAGGATTGGGGCAGACGAAAGACATTTAATAAGTTAGGTATTGGGCAGCATGGCAATTGTGATCCAATTATGACGGGTCAGATTGTTAATGACCTGGATACTCCTGAACGACATGTAATTTATCGTTATTCTAGGGCTATTAGAGCGGCTGATGAAGCAATGTTGGATCTGTTTAGGAATATGATTGTAATTGATGAGCAGGGTAAAGCTCATACAGTTCCTATTATTTGGGCCAGCCAGGAAAAAGCTGTAGATGCTATTTTGCAGGACAATGTTAGAAAAGACAATTCTTTGGTGGTAGACAGGATTCGTTTACCAATAATGTCTATTTGGAATGCTGGTATTTCACCAGATCAAACTCGTTTTACCTATCAAAAAGCTTTTTCTTTGCTTCCGTGGCTAAATGAGTTTCCTTCTGCCCCACCTAATCCTGGTCCTGGTGCGCAATCTGGATTTTTCCAACGAGAAAAGTTTAACAAAGATACATTCTTTGGCGTAACTAGAGGATTGCCTATTAATATCACCTATACGTTGTTCCTTTGGACGTTGTATGAAGAAGACATGAATCAAATGTTAGAGCAGGCATTGCTAAAATTTTCACCTGTTGCATATCTACAAGTAAAGGGCGTGTATTGGGAAGTTATTGTAACTCTTGATGGCACTACTAATAACATAGAATTAGAGCCTGGTGATGCGAAAATCAGAGTACTTAAGTATCAGCTTAATATGACTGCAAAGAGTTACTTGCCGCAGCCAATTTACAGGCTAAAGCGATTGCCAGAAAACCTTTGTGAAGAGTTTAAAGAACATGACACAGGGCCAACGTCACAAGAAACAGTAGCTACTTCCCCGCTGGAAATGATGAGTGAAGAAGAACTAAGGGAGTCGATAGAGGAGTTAAAAAAGAGTATAGCTGAAATAGAAGATTCGATGAAAAAATAATAGTAATCGAAATATATAGTTTAGTAAGAATTTAGTAAGATTTAGGAGAAAATAATGGCAAACCTTTGTACCGAAGTTCCCCCATTAGGAACGGGTGCTTTAGATGAAGCGACGATTGTAGCAGACAATACACCAACCCCGCCAGGTCTAGGGGTATGCCAAGGCATACCTATGGGACTTGGTGCCTTAGGTAATGGCGCTATTCAATTCAAAAGGAAGTTTCGTTGGACTTTTGAAATAGCCTATTGCTGCGGAAACGGAAATTTCATGGTTCCAAGAGAATTCGTTAAATTAGGTAATAGACCACAAATCGCGTTTGACGAAGTAGAAATTAACTATTTGAACGGTGTTACCTGGATTCCTGGTAAGGGTAAGTGGCAGACAATTACGATGACCTTCTATGATGTTGCGGGACCAGCCGTTCTTTCACCGCCTTTACTCAATGGTGCGCAAACCAACAATATCTTGGGCTGGATTGCAACTATTTACGATATATTTGATCCTGTTTGCTTGCGAATGAATAGCCGTCCAAGCAATTATGAAGGTGTTGGAAGACTAGTTCTCTATGATGGTTGCGGTAATCCATTGGAAGGATGGTTATTAAAACATCTATGGCCAACAAACGTCAATTGGGGAGACTTGGATATGGGTAGCAACGACGAATGCACGATTGAATTAACATTGCGTTATAGCGAAGTTCAATACGTTAGCTTCTGTCCTTCTGGCGTCCCACAGACTTGCAATTGCACGCCTTGCAACACTCCTTTATCATGAAATTTATCATGAAAGTAATAAAAAGAGCGTGAAACCCACGCTCTTTTTATTTTATGAAAGAGTATTTTGATAAATATTTAGATGAATTAATCAATCTTGGTAAAGACAAGCAAGCTATTAAAGAAATTAAAGAATGTGCAATTCATATGTTAACAATGGGTGCGCATATCGCGGCGGATAGACTTGGAAAAAAAGAAGAAGCATTGCGCTTTTTCACAGCCGCATTTGCTTTAGATGAAAACAATCCAAAAATTTGCACAAATCTAGCAAATATTTATCACAAGCTTGACATGGACGATTTAGCTCTAGATTTTAGCAAAAGGGCAATCTCTACTGGTGAAAATTGTCTAGAATGCTACATAAACCATGCGCTGATTCTAAAAACTATTGCTAAAAAGACGAACTTATCAAATTATGGAAATGCAGTTCCTTTCTACGAAGAAGCAAAAGAATATTTGAAAAAAGCTTTAGAGATTGTGCCAAATAATGCTTCTTTGCATTGCATGTTAGCAGAAACTTTTTTCAGTCTTCATCAATACATCGAAGCCATGCCACACTATGAGTATCGAATGAAGATGGTCGAAGTCTCATTGTTTATGAAAAGATTTCGTGATTTTTGGGACGGCAAAACGCCAATAAAAGGAAAAAGAGTACTAGCGTTTAATGAGCAAGGTTTTGGAGATGCGATTAACTTTGTCAGACACTTAAAAAGATTGAAAGAATTAGGTGCTTATATAATTCTTGAAGCCACAGAGAGCCAAGCGGATATATTCGATGGATTTGCGGATGAAATTATAACAAAAAAAGAAGGGCTTCGAACAGACGAAACAAATTTTTTTTCACCATTAATGACAGAAGACTACGATTATTCAGTATCTTTAACAACCCTTCAATATTACTTTGATCCAAAATTTGAGAATACGTTAGCAGAGCCATATTTAACGATAAGTCCCAATCCAAAAAATGAAGCTGTTCAAATAGTAAACAAATCGGACAAGTTTAAAGTGGGAATAGTTTGGGCGGGAAATTCGACTCATGCCAACGACGAAAATCGTTCAGTCTATCTTAAAATATTCCAGCCATTATCAGAAATGGAATCTGTCCAATTGTTCAGTCTGCAAAAGGGTGAAACAAGGCGTGGTCGGGCAAAACCAGGAGAGGATGCTAGAGATGGATACGAACTAGACCTATTTGATCTTTCAGAGGGTGCTGAAAATGTTAAGTTTATTGATCTTAAAGAGTACTTAACCGATTTTAAAGCAACCGCAGAAATATTGTTGTCTTTGGATTTGTTAATTACTGTCGATTCATCTGTTGGGCATTTAGCTGGGGCGATGGGTGTTCCAACATGGATGTTAATGTCTAGATTTTTTGATTGGCGATGGAGTTTTCAATGGTACAAGAACCACAGGATTTTTAGGCAAAAAAAATTAGGGTATTGGGAAGATGTCATTGACGACATTGTGAATGCATTGAAGGAGACTATATAGTAATATGAGTTGTCTTAGTGGCGGCATACCTATGGGTGGTTTCTATCGTCCTGAATGGGGCGGTGATGGAACGACAGGTAATCTCAAAAGAAAATTTCGATGGTTCTTTAACATAGAGAACATTACAGGTAATGCGCTAGACGCATTGCCCTGTATCCGTGCGTCTAGGCCAAAGATGGCATTTAGAGAAATGCAAGCGGAACATTTAAACGAGACAATTTTCTTTCCTAGTAAACCAGATTGGCAACCAATACAACTTATTCTTTATGATAGATGCATAAATTCGCTTAATCCAATTTTTTCCTGGTTGAAACAGCAATATGATCCGAATAGTCAAACGGCTCCACCACCACCACAACAAGTAACTCCGATTGGCTGCGGTGCTTGGTATCCGTGTCTAGATGCACTTTCATTCAAGACATGTGGAACACTGCAATTATTTGATGGTTGCGGCAACATAATAGAAACGTGGGTTTTGGATCATATTTATCCTCAAAATATAGATTGGGGCGAATTGGATATGGCAAACGAAGAAGTTGTTACTGTAGAATTTTCCCTTAGATATGATCGCGCATATCAAACAGGTGCGAATCAAGGAAATTCCAATGACCATATTCTCTATGGGGAAACACTATGCGGTCCATGCGCTTGCATACCTTCACCGCCCGCATCTTCAGAAAACGCACCTCCTCCTGGTCCTTGTACGTGCCCACCGCCAATTCAACAAGGCCAAGCGCCGCCACAATTAACTGTGCCACCATTTCCGCCGAGTGGACCACCTTCCCCTGGTTCGCCTGGTTCTCCTGGCTCTCCTGGTACACAACTTATGTTTGCGCAAGTTCCAGATTTTGTGATGTTTTAACTTGATAAAACTAATTCTCTAGTTATAATTATTATATGGCTAAAAATGGAATGGAAATATTAGAACAGCAAGAGTTGATACAAAAACTCATTAATGCTGGCTACGGTGAACTTGTAGATGCTTTATTAAGTAATGAATCGAAAGTGTATACGAAGCGTGGTCGCATGAATAAATCAGGGGCTTGTAGAGTCCTTAATTGGAAAACAAAGCAATTAGAAGATGCTCTTGAAGCTTGTCGTTTGATATTAAGTGGCGATGAAGATTAAGAGTTAGGTTTATAAATTGTAATTTTTCGTTGAGTTTTTAAACAATTATCGACTTTTTCTTCTAGATGAACGAGATACTTGAATTTTAACTGGTCGTAATTACGAGCGGTTCTATATAGCTGCCTTAGATGATTCAATAAACATGTCGTAAAGTAATTGAAACCCTTACCTTTCCGTGGATCAAATCTGTCAATCTTTTCAAAACAAATCATGACGCCTTCTTGAATCGCGTCATCCATATCAATTAAATTAAATTTTGCATAACGAACGATGTTTTCTGATAAGGTAAGAAATGCCAGAGCTAATTGTTGCTGAGATTCACTATAACTGGAAGCCGCTGTTGAGTGGAGATGAACAAATTTGTTAAGCTTTAAAATGTAATCAATACCGTCATTGCCTCTTTCTATCGCGCCTTCCAAGTCTTCTATACAAACTTCATATCTCACTTTTTCTTTTTTGGATTGCTGAAATCTACCAATCACTTCTTCGAATAGCTTGTTATTTAGGTACTCTGTACTCAATGGACTCCTTTGGGTGGGTTAAAAGTAGCATTCTTTCTTTCGAGTACCTTTTCTTTCGTTCTTCACTTAATTAAATTAATGAAATTAAGTGAAATCTTACATAAGATAGTAATTAGTCCTAAGTCACCTGAAAATTACGAAGATTTAAAGCAATATTTTTACCAAAACAACCAAAAGGATATTGCTAATGCGATTGAACACCTATTGGAATTGAGGAATGCATCCTGTAACGATAGTTCTTCTGAACAAAAACAATGATTACAATGACTTAATTGAATCTTTGATGGACTTTGATCCACAAAGCATCATTATTGGATCATTTCAACCATTATCATTACGCTTACCAAAGATTCGCACGGTCACGATAAAAGAAACAAACTATGCCAAAGCGTTAGATCAACTGGTGAGTCTGGTAGAAACTGACTGGATATTCTACGTCAAAGAAAATGAAAGAATCCTTCAAGTGAATGAAGATATCGCTGGTTTATGGCAACAAGATGAAGTATTCGGGCTTCAAATCCTTAGAGACGGCATTCTAATCAAGGAAGCTAGAATATGGAATAAAAACAAACATATCAGCTTTAAAAATCCTGTGTTTGAAGTGCCAAATACTACAATCACAAGAGTTGCTGATATTTTGCTATATCAGGGAGAAGAAAAAGCTAATAATGAGAAGCTTTTAGACGAATGGCGACGTTCCCAACCACTTTCTGTAGATGCTTTTTATTACAAGGCGTTTTCATGCTTGGCCAAAAAGAAATTCTCCGACTTTAAGAGTCTTATCATAAGTTATCTCTTTGCCACAACAAAAAATGACGTTCCAACAGTTATAGCAAGATATTATTTAGCTTTAATACAAGGTATCGTCACTAATGAAACAAAGGAAGCAGTTGAGAACACTTTGCTTTGTCTGGAAGCGAATGTTTTAATGGCTGAATTCTGGTGTTTGTTAGGCGATATTTTTATGAAAAACAATGATTATGAAAGAGCTATTGCTTTTTATGAAAATGCTTTGGTGCTAGGTAATCGTAGGTCGAAATTTGATTTATGGCCTATGGAAATAAGTAAATACGAAACACATCCCAAAGAAATGATTGAAAAGTGTAAGAGCATCCTATCTCAGATAAAGACCTACAGATCATAGCTTAAATCATTGATAATTACCGTGACTTGATCTTCATAGCGAGCAATGGCAATTTGTTTGTCACCCAACCCAAGTTCTTTCAACTTACCTTCTAATTCATGAATGGCGCAGTTAATAACAGTAAAGTTGTTGTGTCTTAAAGGCGGCAATTCTGTTTCAGGATTAATCACTTCACGACCTGGATAGTACTGTAATAATTCTTTGGAAGCCAATGCCAGGACATTTCTGTATATACCAATATTGCAAGGACAGCCTGGATTCTGTTCATATTTCCTAATATCTTCATCTAATTCAGGCGGCAGTTTATTCCTGAACTCAGGATCTTTCAAAGCCTCCTTGACTTCCTGAATCGAGACTTTGTTCGTTAACATTCTTGGTTTTATCATCAAGTTCTGGTTCCTTATACTTTCTTGGGGAAATCAATCTTCCACATTTAGGACATTTAAACTTCTTGGGTAGATTAATCCAGGTAGCTTTAACAGTTTTACCAGTTTTATCATCAAGTTTAGGAATTTCCTTCTGGATTTTAGCTCGTTTATATTCTATCAGATTTGGATTTGTACCATCTGTTACTGAACAGTAGCCACACACTTCACAAACCAGTCTATAATAGGTCATTCTTTATTCCCATCAAGACTAACAATAGTCTTTGCTTCTAGGTAATTGAGATATATAGCCGCAAAGTTAGCCAATATACTTCCTGCGCAACCCGCAAGGAAAATCTGGAATCCTGTAATGCCTTCAAAAGCAAACCATCCACAAAGAAGACCACACCAGAATCCAGTACACACATAGCAAGACACCATCTTAGACCATTTTGCTGGGAACCATGCCTTGACCTTATCTCTAAACCAAACTATAGGCGGAAAGTCACTGTCAACAATAATGTGTGTCATGCCAATAACACCGAAAACAAATAGAATGATTTCCATAATTTACCTCAGTAGAGTTAAGCCAATGTCATCGGCTTTTCTGGACAATGCTATAATAGAGTAGCCAGCTAATTCTTTGTCATCTATACAATCCTTATTAGCCTCTAGATTCTTAACAGTGTGATAATCGAACTTTTCAACAAACACCATGTCTTTAAAAAACTTGGCTAACTTTTCAATGTGAGTTCCGTCGAGGCTATTGAGCATATCCATCATTGCTTGTTTTCTCATGTTATTTAAAGCAGGAATGCGATAGCTTAGTAGCCACTTGTCAAAAAGTGGCCTTAAGTCTGGTAGAAGTTCTTTAATTTCTGATTTCTTGAAAATTAATTCCTCTATAGTCATAAGATTGATTTTAACCATACTACTTTAAGTAGTAAAAAGGAGATAATAATGGCTGACGAGATGCGCAATCCAGAAAACCCAATGAAATTTGGTGGATCACCGCCGCCACAATTCTATGAAGCTTTGAAAGCAGTCCGCGAAAAGGATAAACAAGAAGCAGAAGCTTCAAAATTAGCTTCGCAAAAAGATCCTTTTGCTGATACTGAAGTAAAGGCCGAACCACCAAGAGAAGTTAGACAAGCTAAGCCAAAACCACAAGCTAAGGCTCAACAGTCTACTGCGCAACCGCCAACAGAAAAAATAAGGGCAGTAGGCAGTCACCAATTAGAGCAAATTCTTGCTCAGCTTAGAGAGCAAGCTTACGCCTATACAGAAATAATAGTGCCGTCTAGGGGAGTATTCTACAGTGGAGAAGATGGTCCTCAGAATGGCGTTTTACATATACGTCCAATGACAGGCGAAGATGAACAAATTTTGGCTACACCTAAGTTTGCAAAACGTGGCGTAGGTCTTAATATGATTTTCCAGCGATGTTGCAAGGAAGTAATCAAGCCAGACAATCTTTTGTCTGTTGATAGAACACATCTTCTAATCGCGCTAAGAAGCATCTCTTACGGTCATGAGTATGAAGTAGAAATCAAGTGCCCTAGCTGCGATAAGCACTTCTCCACAATTCTTCGACTAGATCAACTTTTGGTTAATTTCTGCCCACCAGATTTCGCACCACCACTTTTAGATACTTTGCCGAAATCTGGTCTTAGCTTTGAGTGGCATCTTCCGCGAGGATATGACGAGTCCTTAGTTTCAGACTATAGAGAAAAAAATCACAGAGAATTTGGCACAGCAGGCATTGATGACAGCCTATTATACAGAATGTCTCTAATGATAGATGAAATGGAAGGACTAAAAGACAAGATCGAATTGATGGTCCTCTTAAAGAAACTTCCTATTCAGGATGTCGCATATTTAAGAACTTTGGCAAGCGATCCTCCATTTGGAGTTGATACAAAGTGTCAAGTAACTTGTGAGCTTTGCTATCATGACTTCACTGTGGATCTACCGCTTGAAGCAAGTTTTTTCTTCCCACGGCTAAAGCGGAAGAAGGCGATGAATTCAAATTCTGGCGATACTTAATGGATGAGCAGTTTTTCTTTCTCTACCATCTTCATGTAAGTAGAAAAGAATTTATGCAATACCCCGTTAATGAACGTAAATATATCATTCATAAATTTATCGAGCAGAAAGAGAAGGAAAATGAATATATCGAAAAAGCAAAGAATAAGAAATAATACCTTAGAAGTCGAGTGGTTTCTAAGGTATTATTGCTATTCTAGTATCCAAGAAATCGAAACTTTAGCCGATGCGTTAGTTGAAAAAGGTAATTTAAAGAATTACTGGCTACAAAAACGACAAGATAAGCAAAAAGTTGAAGAAAGAGACATGCTAATTGAAAAGATTATCCAAAAAGTTGGTAAATATATAAGCGATAGGAAAGCGAATAATGGCAGCATTTAAGCAAAGATACCAGAATCCAACAGTATCCGATACGGTTCGGTTGGAATTCTTTGTTTTTAATTCCAATAATTTTGCCGAAGTACAAGCTATTAACTCAGTTAGTATCTTCTTCTTAGATCCAGAGAAAGTCAACTGTAACAATCCAGATGGCCGCACACTTGTCCAGACAATTCCAGGCTCTAGCGTGCAAAATCCCCATGTTGGCGAGTACTTTATTGACCTTTTCCTAGACCCAGCCCTTTATTCAAATATAGGTCGATATATTGACGAATGGAACGTTGTATTCGTAAATGGCGACCCTCCAGCCCTTCACGATCAATTATTCCAGATTTTCTCCCAACTTTGGTACACAACACCCATACCAGTTGTCTATGACTTTAGCTTCTACTTCCAACCAAATCGAATGCGTTTTGGTGAAAAAAAGTTCATTGAGATTGAAATTATTCCTAACGTGCCAAGGGCAACGGACTTAGCTGCGTATTACGAAAATCTGGCTATTTCGGCACAGTTGTTCGTTAATATGGCTTTAGCGTGCGGACCTTGTATTCCGTGTGAAAGCGATTTACAGACAGTTATAGATAGGCAACCAGCGCAATATAGAGAGAAAAACAGGGGATTCTTTAAAGTTGACACAACCACGTTAGATTGCGGCATGTACAACATCTGGTTTGAGCTAGATTTCGGTGACAACATATACATTTCAGACACAAATCAGTTCCAGGTCTTTTCTTAGTGAATTTCTGTATACTAAAATTTGGCTTTCTTTACTTTGGCGTCTTTTGTAGTATGATGGGGTAGCCCACTACAGGAGAATTCCATGCACGTCGAGAGAGAGCTAAGAGAAGAGAGACTGGATTTCTGGATTGAACATAACTTCAATGTTCTATTCGTGGGACATTATGGAGCAGGCAAGACAACTCAAATCCTAGAAGCATTCAAGCGGAACAATTTAAAGTTTAAATACTTCAGCGCCGCAACTATGGACCCCTGGTGCGACTTTATTGGCGTGCCAAAAATCGTCACCGATGAGCGCGGTCCTTATCTAGACTACATTTTACCCCGCGACTTGCGGGACGATACCATCGAAGCAATCTACATGGATGAATTTAACCGCAGCCACAAGAAGGTCCGCAATGCGGTTATGGAATTATTGCAATTTAAATCAATCAATGGTCGTCCTTTCAGCAAGCTAAGAATTATTTGGGCGGCAATTAACCCCGAAGATGAAGGGGAATATCAGGTTGAGCCGCTAGACCCTGCCCAAAAAGACCGATTTCAAGTCCGCGTTGGCGTTCCTTTCAAGCCATCTTTAGATTATTTCAAATCTAAATTCCCCGAAAGCCAAGCCAAAGCTGCCGTCGAATGGTGGGATGCGCTTGATGAAGAACTTCAAATGAAGGTCAGTCCGCGCCGTCTTGAATATGCTTTGCAAATGTATAATATTCCAGGCGGTAATCTCAAAGATGTTCTAGACCCTGATACCAATCCTAGCAAGCTGAAAGGTATGCTTAAGACTGGTCCTGTCTCGGACTGGCTTAGGCAATTATTCCAAAATAATGATCCAGAAGCAGCAAAGCGATTCCTGGGCGTAGAAAATAATTACGCCAGCGCCGTCAAATATATCTGTGATGAGCCGCCAGATGATGTTGATAAAGAAAAATGGATGACGTTTTTCCTACCATCGCTCACCACAGAGAAAATAACGGTGTTGCTTGCTTCCAATGAAGATGCCTGGAAATTCATTGTCGGCAATTGTGACAAGATTCCTATTTTCCGTCGTGTTATTCAGGATGTTCTAAATACAAAGACGAATAAGAACCTTCTGAATAAACTCAAGAATGAAATGCGGACCAATCCCGTAATGGCCGCGTCATTCAATACGCAAGCGCAAGCGGAAAAGCCATACTTCAGCAAGAGAGCGGCTAGTATTCCCTGGCCGATTCGATTGGCCGATTGGATGAAACAACCAATGGCAACTACGCCACAACGAAATAAAATCTTTGAAGAGATTTCAGACTGGTTGCCAGCTACTTTAACCCAAACTGAATCCGTTGACACTCTTGAAATGTTCGGCTTGCTAGCGGATCGTTCGCACAGCAGCACCGTCAAAGAATGGCCACATTTCATCGGCATGGTCAATCATTGTATTGACCAACTCAACAAGGCTACTGGTTTAAGCTGGCGGGAAATTTTGACCAACTATGGTTCCAAGCTTTCTCCGTTACTTTCCAAGCTTCGTACCGCAGAACTAGACAAGAAAATGCTTTGTCCACCCAAAAGGATTCTGACTCCATGAATTTAACGACAAAGCAATGGTTGGAAATTAGTCAGGATTTGGAACAGCACCATGCCATTTTCGATGAAATGTGGCAAATAGGGCGTCCAAATTTCACTGACGAACTTCCTACTGCCGCCATTCGATTCTCCGAAGACGGAGAATTTATTGAGTTTATTTTCAATCCCTTCTATTGGGAAAACCTTACTCCTTATGAACGACTCTTTGTAATCTGTCATGAATGCCTACACGTAATTCTAAATCACGGACTTCGCACCACGATTCACGAAGATCACCAAAGAATTAATTGGGCATTGGACATTGTGGTGAATCATCTCTTGCTCCGTTGTTTCGGGTTTGACCGTTCTCGCATTCGTGACGCGGCTACGCTCTGTTGGACCGATACAGTTTTCAAGGACCGCGATGATGTTGAGACGATTCCTACCGATGAATCGTATGAATACTACTACCAATTGATTCCAGATGCACCAGTGATTGAAGTCTACACGGTTGACGATCACTCGACACTGCACGGCGAAGCTAAAAAGGTTATTGAAAAGCTAAATGAAAGACTGTCTCCCGAAGAAAAAGAAGCTCTAAAAGATACAATTCAAAAACACTTTCAGAAGAAACAACAAGAAGAGTCGCAGGCTGGACCTACTGGTACTGGTGGCTGGACTTTTGTAAAGGTTGGCAAGGTTGTTCGCAAGAAAAAATGGGAAACGATCATCCGCAAATGGAGCTTGAAATACATTAAGGACGGCATGGATGATAACGAACAATGGGCAAGAATCGCACGAAGATTTGAATTACTTCCGTCAGATATTTTACTTCCAAGCGAAATGGAAGATGATGCAAAAGACTTTGACCGTATTCCCGTTCATCTTTACCTGGATAATTCTGGTTCGTGCAAGCATTTGAAGGATCGTTTCTTCCGTGCCGCATTGTCTCTTCCAAAAGAGCGGTTCGATGTTAGATGCTTCTCTTTTGATACAAAAATCAAAGAATTAGACCTAGAAAAACAGAAAATCTATGGCGGCGGCGGAACGAATTTTGCAATCATTGAAGCCAATATCCAGAAGGTCATGCGAAATGAAAATTCCGCATATCCAAAGGCGGTTTTTATCATCAGCGACGGTCAAGGAAGCTTTGTTACTCCCGAATTCCCCGACCGCTGGCACTGGTTCTTGACAGATCGCGGCTCACAACGCTTTATTTCGGATGAGAGCAAGGTCTATAAGCTCAGGGACTTTGAATAAACCAATAGGGATCTGGCTCTTTAAGTAATTCGTCAAAACTAACGATTGCCCAATTCCGATAAACCATCATGTAATGCCAGTTTAAATGTGGCAAATCTACGGTTCTTATTATGGCCACAATTGGCTTGCGATTTTTCTTCCAAACGACCATTGGCTTTCGCTTACAACCATCTGCGTCAAATTCCGCTTGCTTCAAGAATTCATCAATTTGAGAATGACCGCCATCAAAGGCTGAGACAAGATCAACGTCATCATAACCGCCTTTGCTTTCAATGGTGAAAGCAAAGTTTTCGGGGGTAACAAGATCACCTGAGAATGTGTCTTGCGCGTGCTTGGGTAGGAAAGTTACCTGTTTGGTGCGGTTGCCAGAGCCAATCGTCCGCGAGAATCCGCCGCCAAAGCGCTCATTTAAAACTTTGGCAACTTCTCTTTCCCTTCTCTTGCCTTTTCGCCCTGTGTTTATTTTTTTCTTCTTTTTAGCCATTAATACATCGTCTACAAAAAAATTTTCGTCCATATATTAATCTAGTTTATGCGATACAATATTGTGTTAGATGAAAAAACATTCAGTGAAAGAATGGCTGACGACATAGCAGAATTTGCTGGATCGTGGAAGTTTATTATTTCCTTTGGCTTTGTCCTAATTGGTTGGATAATATTTAATTCACTAGATGTTTTAAAGGCTTATCACTTCGACCCTTATCCTTTTATACTACTTAATCTAGTTCTAAGTTTCATTGCGGCGTTTCAAGCTCCGTTTATTATGATGTCACAAAATAGATCAGAAAAAAAGCAAGATGCTGCTTATAGAGAAATTTTCTTAGAGCTTAAAGAAGTACTTGACGAAGATACGACGATAGAACATCAAATAAAAGAAGACGTTAAATTGTTGCTGTCAAGACAGGATACGATCATGAGCGAACTACAGGAAGTATTGCAACGTCTGGAAGATCATCCTTCTTAGAAACTTCTTTTTGCATCCATTCATCTAATCTTTTATAGACATCAGGGCAATCCGTTTTTCTTGGGAATAGATACTTCATCATTTCCTTAAATTCTTCGTAAGTGGCTTTTATGTCTCGTAATTTGGCTCTATTTTTTGTTCCGAATGTGTTTTTGAGCCATAAATTCCGTCCACGAAGAATTGGTTTCTTTTCGGTAAGTTTATATTCCTTGTAAAAATCAGGATACAAGATAGCTGAGAAAGGAAGATCAAGGAGGCTAAGGTCATAAATCAAACCGCAATTACAATACGTTCCTGTCACTATTTTACATCCATGAAGATGTTTGAATTTTCTTTCAGATACGATGAAATATCTTGCTGTTACCTTCTCGACATAATATTTATTCATTATTGTTGTGTTTGATTCGGCGGCAATTCTCCTTGTTGTGGCGGTTGAGGAGGCATTCCTTGTGGCGGTGGTGCGGCTTGCTGTGGCGCAGGCGGTTGTTGTCCTGGTGGCGGTTCTTCTGGACGTTCTGGCGTCTCTTCCGCGCCCGTTCCAAGCTGATTAGCTGGTACGCCTAACTTTTGTGTCATTCTTTCTAGCTCTGATCTTACACTGTTAAACACTTCAGGCAAATCGCCTTTTTCTTCGATGGCTTTCATTAAAGCCACACCACATTTCTGAAGCGTTTTTAGATACTTATGTTCTGAACGTGGCCAACTACTGTGTAGAACTTTCCTGATTTGATTGGCGATGGTTTCCGCATTCCTAACAAGCTGCCTAGCACCCATTTGCTTCTTAGCTTGAAGTAATTCATGAATGCCAGTTAAAATATCATTAACCCTATTAGCCAGATATTCTTTTTGCTCTGTAAGTAGAAACTGCTTAAATTCCATATACTTATGTAGTATGACCTTCCTGTTTTTGCTTAGCGGCAAACTTAATGAACGAGTCGAATAAAGGGGCTGGACTGCCTAGACGACTCTTAAATTCAGGATGCGCTTGAGTACCAATAAAGAATGGATGCTGAGAACGATTTAGCTCCATAATTTCTACCAATTTTGTCTGTGGATTAATGCCAGAAACGACAAACCCTTTCTCCGCAAGTACTTGAATATAACTAGGGTTAACTTCATAGCGATGGCGGTGACGTTCGGAAATATTCTTCTTCTTGTAAATGTCGTAGGCAAGACTATCCTTAGAATCAATTTCACAATCAAAAGCACCTAGCCTCATCGTGGCAGACTTCTTCTTTATTGTTTCTTGTCCTTCAACGAAATGAATAACTGGATTCGGTGTGTTCTTAGCAAATTCAATGCTATTGGCGTCCTCTATGCCACATAAATCCCTAGCAATTTCAATAACCGCACATTGTAAACCTAAACAAATTCCCAAGAAGGGAATTTTTTTCTCTCTAACATAGCGGATTGCTCTGATCTTGCCTTCGGTGCCAGCGGAGTCAAAACCGCCAGGTACAATGACACCATTAATGTTCTCAAAAGACTTCCAGACTCCACGCATATCTTTTGGCTGTTCGATTTCTTTTGCATTTAGCCAGTGAAGCTCTACCTTTACTTCATTGGCTACAGCAGCATGATAAATAGCTTCTTTTAAAGACAAATATGCCTCTTCGTTATCATATTTGCCAACAATGCCTATGCTGACAGATGGCATATTAACATTACCAAGGTACTTTTCTACTAATTCGCGGTATTTGTGAATTCTACAGCCATTTCTCTTTAAATGAAACTTATCGGCAATTAGATCGTCTACATGGCGATTATAAAACTCGATAGGCACTTGATAGATGGTTTGAACGTCTGGTGCATCAAACACTGCTTCACGCGGAACGCTAGTAAGATTTGCTACCTTATCAAGAAGCTTAGGCGGAATCTCTCTATCAATACGACATAAAATTATATCTGGCTGGATACCGTAAGAATGAAGCTTCTCGACACTGTTTTGAAGTGGCTTAGTTTTGAATTCCTTAATCGTAGGAATCCAAAGAATTGGCGCAACCAGAACAATTAAAACATCATCCCAATTCTTCTGTTTGAATTGCCGAATTGCCCTAAGATAAGGCTCACTTTCTAAGTCGCCAACTGTTCCGCCGACTTCGCAAATTACAATCTCAGCGGATTTGCCTAGCTCGACAAGACGATCCTGAATTTTGTTAGTAAGATGCGGAATTACTTGAACAGTTTGACCTAAGTATTTACCTTCTTCTTCTTCATTAAGTAATTCTTTGTGTAGTGTGCCACTGGTTAGGATGTTTTTAGATGAAACATCAATGCCAATAATCCGTTCGTAGCTTCCTAAATCAAGGTCTGTCTCGCTACCGTCATCGCACAAGAAAACTTCACCGTGTTCGCGTGGAGCTAGAACGCCAGCGTTGACATTGAGATAAGGGTCAAATTTAATCGCTTGAACGACATGTCCACGTTGCTTCAATAGCATCCCCATTGAAGCGCCAGCGATACCCTTTCCTGTTCCCGAAATGACGCCACCGACTACAAATATGAATTTGCACATCCGTAATTAATAACTCCATCCCTTATAATTACCGATAGTTCTCAACTCCTCTATCGTATAAGATTTCTTGGCACACGATGGGCAAAAATTTAAAGTTCGGATATTGTAGCACAAAGTCTCGGTTAAATCCGTCAACTCCACCTTCAGAAAACCTAAGTCTCTTTTCTTCGCTTGATGCTCTATAAGATTATCACAGGGAGGCGTACGCCTGCCACAGATTGTACAAATTGAATAATATTTCCACATATTATATTAGAGTTATTCACCCCACAGACATTCGTGGTAATACCTGTTTTTCGCTATTTCAACATACTCTTGATTAATGTCATAACAAATAAACTTTCTGCCTTCTTTCATTGCCGCTAAAGCTGTTGTTCCGCTCCCGACACAAGGATCGAAAACAATATCATTCTTACTACTACTCACTGTAACCAGATACCTAAATAAATCAAGAGGTTTCTGTGTAGGATGTAACTGCTTCCTGACAACTGGATATCGCCAAACGGTGTTCTTGCAATGTTCATTGAAAATTGCATTTTTCTTCTTCCCATAAACACAACACTCCACGCCAGACAACCAGATATGCTGCCCGTTCACTGGACTCGGATTTGTTTTTTCCCAAATACAAAGGCGCGTAGATAAACCATGTCTAATTAATTCCGACCTGATGAAGCTAACTTGTTCAGTGGAACAGAAAATGTAGATACTGCCTTTTGTTACCTTCACCACTCTACGTAAAAACATTATCAGTCGGAATGTCTTCTCGTCCGCATTTGTTTTATTGAAATTTCTAATTCCATTTGAATTTCTATTTACTACGTCATATGGGATATCAGTTAATGTCAACTCAACGGAATCGGCATCCATTTTTTTCATTAATTCGATACAATCGCCACAAATTATTTGATTCATTTTAGGCGTCCTCTGTTGCCAGGATACGCCTCAAGATGGTCACATGATATTCTATAGTCATTCCAAAGCGTATATCCAAAACCAGAAGCATCGTGCGACATGAAAGCATCAGGAAACGCGCTCAATTGTTCCTCAAGATACCTAAATTTAACTCTTTTGAGTAGGTCTTTGTTATACAAACTACAACCAGAGAGAACGTGATTTATTTTTTGCACGCCTTGAAGATTGAAGTCATGAAATCCTTTGTAGTATTTTCCGCCAATTATTCCCCAATTTTCTTTGGTGAGATTAACAATATCTTCGTTAAACATAGTTAGTAGGTTAGCAGGCGGTATAACATCGGACTCCACAATAAGCATATGGTCGCAATCACTTTGAAGGAATTTTTCCCTGCACACATTAACCGACTCTGTAACATTTCGCTGGAATTGACTTATCTTTGGTTCTGCATTAACAAACTGATGAGCGACAGAAAAATTAGAATAACGTTGTGCAAGCGCTTTGAGTCTATTTATGTAGAAGCCAGTATCTAATGTATTGTCTACAATAAACACTGGATTTGCCATAGACAAACCGTAAATGTTGTCTATGAATCTTTTGTCACAGTAGGATTTAACCGCATTAGTATACGAGCATATAAAAAACTTCATGATTCAAAAATATCTATTAATCTTTCTAAGAGAAAAGGCGACTCATATGAGTCGCCTTTTGTTATGTGGTTTTTCTCGCTTGCTCTAAAAACTCCCTTTCATCAAAAGACTCATCCGAATCTTTTGTTTCGGTGTCGTCCTTACCAACAAAATAATATCCAGTTACTCTATCGCCCTGATCCGCTCTAGTGCCAACAAGCTTAAAATCGCCCAAGGAGAGAATTAGACTTGGACGTGATCGCACTACAGTCGAAATACGCTTAGAAACCGTATTAACTGGATTTTTGGCCCCTGGTGCTTTATAGCCTTTCTTAAGAAGACGATCCGCAATCATTTTTGCGGATATCTTTTCATTGAGGTTAAAATCCTTGGCAATCAGACCAAGATAATACTGGAATTGCGGATCAATTTCTAGTTTTGGCAGATTGATGAAGTCCAGGCACGGATATGGCAATTGCGCCTTGCAACGTCTTACTTGATCCCTATCTTCTCCTCGCATATACCAATACAACATGTTCTGCGTTTTGGAAAAAACGTCCAATCTGGCGGAGCCGCCACCGCAATTCGACCCGCGATTATTCGGGTTTGTTTTTGTGCCCAAAAGGTAATCGCGCAGTTTTGTCAGGCATTGGTAGCCTTTATGGTCCTTAATCAAAGTGGTATCGCCCGTCAACAGATAGTCAGCAATAATCTTCAACCGTGTCCTATCCTCTCCGTGCATTGCCATCGACACTACGACCGACAACACCGCTGATTGAGCAACACCAGAAGGTGCGCCCTTCTTTTCCTTAAAGCAATCCCGCCAAACAAACTCCAATTCCGCTTTGTGCCGATCAATCCATTCTGCCAGTGTAACACTGCTAGTATCCCTATCGTGACGACAATAACCATCAGTTATCAACATGCGGACTATTGGGAAATACGCCTTCTCACAATTCTGAAAAGTCTCAGGATCAAAGGCTTTTGCGTCAGAAGGAGTGCGTATAGCGCCTGTGTCGTATACAATGTCCTCACTATTGTCGGCGTTGCGACGAACCATAAACTTTATCGTGCAACCACTGGCAATGACTGCCGTAAGCCTGTGATGCCCCTGACGTAAATTCCCGTCCTTATTGAAGATAATAACACCATCGCCAATAGGCCATCTGCCACTTTTCATCAGCATCGTGTACCTAGCAATCAGATGCTTTTTCAAGTCTCTATTGCCGCCCGAAGTTTGAAGATACTCAAATGCTTTAGTTGGGCTTATATCCTCAACTTTAAAATCAGAATCACTCATAGCAATTACTCCTTTCTAAAAAAATTAATTTTTCATTGCTATGACTATAATAATAGGCAATAATACTCAAGTCAATACAAATTTAAAATGGCAATGCCATTTTAAGGAAATGAGGCAATATTATGAAAACCTGCGAACGATGTCACAATTTGGCGGTAAACGCAACTAAATTGTGTGAGATATGCACGCTTAAAAGAACAAGCTATGAATTGTTCGGCACAGAATTGAGGTGGAAAGATTTGGCAAAATTGTTAGAATCACAAAATTTCACTTGTCCCGACACTGGAATTAAGCTGTTTTTGGGTAAAAATGCATCGGTGGATCATATAATCCCGCAATCCCACGAGGGCGGCAATAACATTGAAAACTTACGATGGGTGCATATTTGGGTAAATAAGATGAAATACACAGATTCGCAAGAAGAATTCACCAGAGAATTCGATGAATTCCTCTTGCAAACAGGCAAGCACAGGAAATTGGTTTTTGGCAACTAGCCTTCACAATTAGCACAGGCCAATATGTTTCTACTAAACTTTTGACAAGAATTGACAGAATATTGGTAGTATAAACTCTTGATTCCTAACTGCCATGCTTCTATTATTAATGCATTAACGTCCTTTATAGGAACATCAGGATGAATCATTAGATTTAATGATTGCGCCTGATCGAGATATTTCTGTCTTTGTGATGCTTGAATAATTACTTCCTTCATGCTAATTTCGCCAAACGTCTTGAATACAGCCTTCTCATGCTCGCTAAGGAAATCCAAATGTTGAACAGAGCCGCCGTGTTTGAGAATACTATTCCACGTCTCATCATCGTTCTTACCTTTTTTCTCCAACAAAGCTTCAAGATAAGGATTCCGCATGGTAAACTTACCCTTTTGTAAATCCTTAACTACAATATTAGCTCTGTTAGGCTCAGTTTGTTCGGAAACTTGCCCTAGAATAAAGGCAGAAGACTTGGTAGGCGCAAAGGCTAAAAGGGTAGAATTCCTTCTTCCATAACCCTTCATTAATTCTGGTTCGCCATACTCTTTCGCCAATTTAGCAGAAGCTTTGTAGGCTTCTTCTTTCAACTTCTTAGCAATTGTTACGTTTAGGTACTTAGCTTCCATGCTTTCAAATGGAATCATCCATTTTTGCAAGTGGCTATGCCAGCCAAGAACGCCAAGACCTAATGCGCGATGATTCTTAGCAAAACGAACAGGTCGTTCCATGAAAGGAATCTTGCTCGCCTTATCAATAAACTCAGTCATTACAGCGTCAAGGAAATAAACAATAAGCTCAATGGCATTCGTATCTTTCCACTCATCGTAATACAAAAGATTCATGCTAGACAAATCACAAACAAAGCACTCGTCCTTGCTATCTGGTAACATAATCTCGGTACAGAGATTGGAATGCGTAATCTTCATTCCTTTGTCTTTGTAAACATCAACAGTGTTCTTATTGACAGTATCAACAAAAAAGATATATGGATAACCTTTGTGGGCGCGACTCTCCAACACTTTAGCCCAAACTCTACGTTTATCTTTGTCGCCATCTATCATGGCTTGCATCCAATCATCAGGAACACAAACACCAAAGGATAAATCCTGAATAGGGAATCCTTCACTGCGGATTTTAAGGAATTCTTCTATATCTTTATGATCTATTGGAAGATAAGCCGCGAAGTTACCACGTCTGGTTGCGCCTTGAGATACTACATTGATAAGATTTTCAAATAGCTTCATGAAGTGGACAGAGCCAGAAGATTCGCCATTCTTCCTGATTTTTTCGCCACGTCCACGCAAATTGCCGAAGTAAGCTGAAGTGCCGCCGCCATGTTTGGTCATCATGCCAACTTCAGCGTGCGTATAAAGAATCGACTCCATACTATCTTCGATATAGCTGCCGAAGCATGAAATAGGCAGGCCACGATCATTACCGAAATTAGTCCATACGGGCGTGCTTAAAGAGTACCAGCCTTTTTTAATATTCTCTTTGAACGCCTTCGCAAATCCTGGCTTCTTAAGTATTCGTTCTGCTGTAGCACATATTACATCTACCCGCTCGTCTACTGTTTGCCCTTCTACCAAATAATCACGTTCCAAAAATTGCTTAGATAAATCTGTTAACCATCTATATTCATTCATATTATTATCCTTAAAAAATATCTTCCGCAGTAATAGCCTGAACCTTCTTGGAGTAAGTAACTGGTTTCTTGTGGAAGAAGTCAGTATTTACTTCCGCATAAATCTCATCATCAAACCAACGAACCTTTTCTAATTTTTTCTTATCTACATCAAATGCCTGCTCTGCACCCAACATCGCTAGACTTTCATTGAATCTATTCTTAATAAACTCAATCACAACATCCTTTGGCAGAAATTCCAATTCACCAGCTTCAAAGATCCAGTTGATAATGTTACATTCAGCGTCGTAAGCTTTCTTGCAAGCTCGCTGGAGTTTAATGAAGAATTCGTCATTGAACCAATCTGGCTGCTCTTTCTGAATAAGTTTAATAAGAGCCACACCAAACAAAGCATGAATTGTCTCTTCCTTCTGTGTAGCTTGAACAACGTTATCAATGTCCTTCAAAGTGTTCTTGTATTTGTTGAAAGACTTAATAATCAAAAACTGTGAGAAAAGACTGACATTCTCAATAAAAATAGAAAATAGAGTTAAGGTAAGAGTATAATTTTCGTTGCTGTTATCTGACGCTCCTTTAAGGTATTTGGTCAGATAATCGACTCTGCCCTGAATAACAGGATTCTCCAACAACATTGCGAAATCGTCATTAAATCCCAATACTTGAAGCAAGTGTGAGTAAGCATCCGAATGTCTTACTTCACTTTCACCAAATGTAACGCCGACTTGCTCAAACTCGGCTTTGGGAAATCGGTCGCCTAATTTAGTCCAGAATTTCTTCACAGAGACTTCAATCTGAGAAATTGCTAACATTGCATTCTTGATAGCTGACTTCTCAACATCAGTCAGTTTGACACTGAAATCGTGAATATCACCAATAAAGTTCCACTCACTTACCAGCCAATAGCTGTGATTAATTGCGTTTTTGTATTCCAAGATTTCTGGATACTCAAACGGTTTAAATGCAACACGCTTATCAAATATGCCCATGTCTTTATCCTCAAAATGTGTAGGGACTATATCTAACGGTTATGAAAAGGTTTTTCCGATATTAATTTTTCGGGAAGGTGATATTAACAATTGGCGATGGATGTGTCAATTACTTTCCTGCTGATTTCGTCCTTCATCTCTAGTGATATAACATCGCACCCATCAAGCATTTGTAACAAAATTTCATTGTGGTCAATTACGAACACTTGCTTCTCTTTTGCCAACTCACAAATCATTCGATAAATTCCTTCGATTCCAACAATATCCATGTTCATTGTTACTTCGTCAAGGAAAATAACAGAAGGAGACGCGCCAGAATTCAGAGCAGAAATAAAAGCCCAAGCCGCAGCAACAGTTAGCTTTAATCGCCTTCTTTGCCCGCCTGACATTCCATGATAAACGTAAGGTCTTCCATTGAACGGGAAACGATCAATTGTTTCATTCAACTCATTATCAAACGTCAGCTTGATCTTATTATCAATCAAGAACTGCAACCAATATTCAATTCGCTCGTTCAATGTTGGAATAATACCATCAATAACATATTTCCTAATACCAGTATCACCAAATGCCTTTACCCAAAACTCATGATAAGGAATTTCCGTTTCAACATCCTTAATTTCTTCCTTTTTATTATCACATTCTTTAATTTTCTGTGTTAGGTCTTCAAAAGCGGTCTTCTTAATATCTTGTAACGGACTTACCCCATCAATTTCTGCCTGTTTATCAATAGACTGCTTCTTCAATGACTCAATCTGTTCCGCCAAAAGAAGTTCGGCCAAATCCGAATCTGGCTTGGGAATCTTTGATAATTCCGAAATATCGCAATATAGCTCACTAATCTCAGAATTAATCTTATTCAACTTGGTCTTGAAGTCAGCAATGCCAATATCAATCTTTCGCTTAAGATCCCCAGCACTATTCAAACGCGACTGAATTTCATCATATTGTGTCTGCAACTCAGTCAGCTTCGGTTCTTCTATAGCCAGAATGCTATTGGCTTTAGTGAGAATCTTTTCAAAATTCTTTTCTTCAACAATACTAAAGCAATAAGGACATTCCTTACCACTTTTCTTCATCACTTCTTCTACAATCTTCTTGTTGTCATTAACAACCTTGACAACAGGATCAAGATTAACTTTTGCTGCACTTAGTTCTTTTTGAGTATCAGCAATTTTGTTGTTAACTTTGTCCAAAGTTGACATTGTTTCGGCCAGAACATCATTCAGCTTTGTCTTTCTTTCTTCTAAAGCTGGTCCTTGCTCCTTTAATTCAACAATTCGCTCTTGAGCTTCCTGGTAAGTGGCTAGTGCTGCGCCACTCTTAGATTTCTCAAGCTCATCTCGTTTACTTTTGATTTCATTAAGGATTCTATCTAATTCACGCTTTCTAGCATCCAACCAATCCTTTTCCTGTCGCTCAACTTGCGTAATGCGAGCCGCAGCAAGATCCTTTTGCTGGCAAAGAACTTCATATTCTTTTGTTAAATCTTTAGTCTTGTCCTTAAGTGCCTTCAAAGAATCTTTAGCCGCTTCAAAGAAATTGCGATACTTGTCTAAAGACAAAAGATTCTCAACGATAATCCGCTTTTTGCCAGTTTCACACTCAAGGAACGGATAAATATTATCGTCACTAAATATGAAAACGTTTATGAAGGCTTCGTAGGTCAACCCAAGCTTCTTTATGACTTCTTTTTGAGTGGACGGTGCGCCACCAACCGATATTTCTGTATCCTTGGTCCATACCCCTTCTGCACTTTCCCATAATTGAAGCGTAGTCTTATTGTCCGTCGTTCTAGTTCTGACTAATCTAAAATTATCCCAGCGGACTTCGACAATAAGTTTTCCTTCCGTATTGTTGTTGATAATATCAGGATGGTTCAACTTTGTCGGCTTTTTAATAGTTTGACCGAATAATCCATACACGATTATTTCTGGTATGGACGATTTTCCAGAACCATTTGAAGCAACAGATCCATCTTCATATGATACGTCCAGATTATTTCCTTTGATACAAACAATATTGCCGTATTGTTCAAAGTTAATTTCTATGCCTTCTTCACCAAAACAAAGGAAATTCTGTGCTTTAGCGTATTTGAAATTAAGGTTTTTCATAACTAATTAACTGGCGTCCTGCAAATATTTTTGCCAATCTCCAAAAGGCGAACCTTATCTAAATCACCAGTTTCTACTTCCTTTACGTAAGTATCTAACATTTCATCTTCGTTGTTAAGAATCGACTTCGCATCTTCGACTACTTGTTTTTGTTCTTTCTTGGGCTTCTGAATAATCTCTAAAGTTCCAGGGTTTTTCTCTTGAATGTTCTTTTTTAAACCTAGAATCTCTATAGACTTAGCATTCACAACGTTCAGTCGTATAAAATTGTTCTCTAAATCCTCTTCTTCGATTTCGTCTTCCGTAAGCACTAAATGTTTTGGACTGAAATCATTTTCAATATATTCTTGTTCACCTGTAACCAAATCATAAAGAATCATGTGTTTCTTTTGATAGGCTTCACCGAAATTAAGCTCTAACGGCGAGCCAATGTACTCAATATTCTTAATGATCTGTGGCGAATGGTAGTGCCCTAAAAAGACCTTATCCCAAAAGCTGAACAATTCTGGAGTTACCTTAACCATTTCTCCGTCATGTTCTAGGACTACATCTGAAAGATTATGATATACAGAATGTAACTCAGCACCATGAATGGCAAGATGGCCAATTAATATCTTCGGGCTTGGTCGTTCTTGTTGAAGTGTCTTTAAGTGGTCGATAGGGTCATGCACGAATGGCAAGAAATCAATTTGATGACCAGCAACCATTAGGCTACAAGCTCTGTTAATTACAACAACATTTGGAAGTGCGGAAAATGGTAGTACACTACTGATATCCCATTTATCGTGATACCAAAGGTCGTGATTACCGAGTAAAAGCCAGAGATTTATGCTACCGTCGCAATATTTGAAAAGAATGTCAAACGTGAGACTGTAGGTTGCGATATCAATTTTCTGACGGTCTTGAAACAAATCGCCAGCGAATAAGATGTTTTTAATATTACGTTTTTTCGCGGTTTCAAAAACCCATTCAAGAACTTTCAAACAATCCTTTACGCGGTCGAAACTTCTTTTGTGTGCGTGGATGTGTAGGTCGCTGAATAAAAGAACTTTGCTCATGGTGATACTATAGCAAAGTGTCACCAAAATGACAATTAGTGTTTTTTAGTATCTTCGCCAGAAACTAATTTATCCAGTATTTTCCAGACATCAAGCTCAGGTAATTTTACAACACCGCCTGTTGGCGCACCGCCTGGACCGCCTGGAGGTGGCCCGCCTAGACCTGGAGGTGCGCCAGCGCCTAATCCGCCTGGCATTGGTGGTGGTCCGCCTGCACCGCCTAATGGTGGTCCGCCTGGTGGTAATCCCGCTGGCGCTCCCAAACCTGGGGGTGCGCCTAATCCTGGCGCTCCTGGTGCCCCGCCAATTGGGGGCGCTCCACCTGGAGGCGGTTGTTCGTTCAATAATTCTTCGTGTAGGAATTGACGAAACGTTTTCATGTTATTAGTATATAGGTAAGGAGATACAAAATGCAAACACTAGAAATTGGTCCATTATCAGTTAGTTTTCAAAGAACCGTAAGAGTTAAAGACAACAACGAATCGTGCAATCTGCCGCCAAGTTTAGGTATTTTTGACATTCATAAAGTGTCTGATTACAAGAAAACAGTACCACAAAATTGGGATGAAGACGCGTACTTCATAACCATGCACGATCAAGAAGCAATGTGGATGCACTTCCAAACTATGGAACCAGTTGCCGTAAATATTGGGGCTGGCAAAATTAATTCCTTAAATGGTAAGGAATTACACGAAGGCTTGGAGAAAGATGGTTATGTAGTAACACCGCCGCAACCTTGGCTAGATGGTTGGAAAGGCGATGATGGAAGTGTTTATCAATTCGTTTCGGCCAGAGTTGGTCAAAATAAAACAATTGGTGAACAATTAGCGAAAGAATCCAATGAACATGGAATTTCGATTTCTGTCTATAGAGCGAAAGAGCCAGAGAAATTAAAAGTTTTTCGCAATCCAGTAGAGAAATGGGGTAGTTCTATAGCTGGCGATCTAGAATATTCTAATGATTATTGCTGTAAAGGTATTTCGCAAGCCGATGGTATATCGGATATTTGTCGAACAGTAGGTTTGTGTGGATTTAATACAGAGATGGGTTTGGGGAAGGGTGGAAAAATAAAGCAAAAAATCTATGAAGATCCGCATGGAATTGACGTATGGAAAGAAATGCCAGAAAAAACGGTGAAGATTTACTTGATTAATGCGTCAGAGTTTGCTGAGATTACAGGAAAGCCAGTCCCACAGCGACCAGTTTGTGCCGATGATTATAGCGGTACTTGGTTTGGTCTGAAGGACGAGCAATTCAAGGATGTAGAAGGAACAACCGTGTTTGATGATTTGAAAGGGGCTTTGTAAAGAAGCAGCTGTACTTTGGACGGCACACGGAATTTTTCTTGACAAAGCGATTTTTTGTGGTAAAGTAAAAATTGTGCGGCAAAAATTTTAGTTTGCTGCATATGATACTCTGAAAGGAACATTAAGGTGCATACTTTCTCTGCTAGCTTACGTTTGTCCAGTTATTCATCGCTATCGTTGCTTTATAGC